ATAATGTTCTTGACATCATAGACGCTGAGGTATTAGAGTAGGTTCATAATTCTTTCTGACCCGCACCATGGAGATATAAATGGCTGATAAATATGACCTCGCTAATCTGAGTATTGATGAACTTCCATTGTATGCGGGTGCTGTAGCATCTGGCGACTATCTTGTTCTTTGGGATGCGAGTGCTGCGAAGTTCGTTAAGGTTGATGCCACACGCGTAACCTTCGCATAGGTGGCTGGTCATGGCATTTAAACCACGTAAGACATATTCACTGACAATGACAGGCTCTAGTGTTCGCCAAGCATTATCTGCTGGTGGCACTGGTCAGGTTGAGATTTCTGCATCTGGTGGCGACATTGTGTGTAAGTTTGGTGATGCTGCTGTAACTGCATCTAGCACTGTCACATCACAAGCATTGCCAGACGGTAACTTCATTGTTCTATCTGGTCAGACGAAATTATACGGCCTTGAGAATGAAACCCATATTGCAATGATTGGGAGTGCTGGTGTTGGATACGCAACAGTTGGACACGGCGAACAAATCTAGTGAGTTGACTGAGGGCGAGATAAGGGCGCAGTTGGGTAATCGGTGGTGGAGACTGAACCACCTTTACCATATTAAAGACACTAAAGGCCAAAAAGTAATATTCCGCATGAACTGGGCACAGAAGAAACTGTACACCAGTATGCACTATTACAACACTATCCTTAAAGCCCGTCAGCTTGGGTTCACATCTTTCATTATGATATATCTATTGGATAGTTGCTTATTCAACGATATGCACTCTGCGGGTGTGATTGCTCATACGCGAGAAGCGGCAGAGGATTTGTTTAGGAATAAAATCCGATTTGCTTATGACGCGTTGCCTGAGTGGTTGCGTAAAGAGATACCAGCTAAAGCGGACTCTGCACGCGTGTTGGAGTTTCAGAACGGTTCATCTATTGTTGTTGGTACATCTTTGCGGTCAGGGTCATTCCAGAAGCTACATATTTCCGAGTATGGTAAGACATCGGTTCGTGAGCCTGAGAAGGCTAAAGAGATTAAGACTGGTGCATTGAATACAATCCATATTGGTCAACAGATTTTCATTGAGAGTACAGCAGAGGGTCAGGGCGGAGAGTTCTTTGATATTATTGAACGCGCTAGAATACTTGCCGACACTGGAACAGACCTCACACCTATTGACCCCAAATTCCATTTCTTCCCTTGGTATGACCACCCAGATTATCGGCTGTCAGATATTGACGCTGGCAATGTTTCTATATCCGATAAGGATAGGACATACTTCGATAACCTTGGGGTCGCGTTAAGTGCTGGTCAGAAAGCATGGTATGTGAAGAAGAAGGAGCAACAGGGCGAGAGTATGTTGCGAGAGTTCCCGTCCACCCCTGATGAGGCATTTCAGGGGACGATGGAGGGGGCTATTTATCATTCCGATATGATTAGGCTCAGGGCATCTAATAGGATATGCCGTGTGCCGTATGAGCCAAGTAAGCCTGTTCATACATTTTGGGACTTGGGTAATCGTGACCCAGCCGCCGTATGGTTCTTTCAGCATATTGGTATGGAGTATAGGTTTATTGATTATTGGGAAGGTTCTGATGTAGGCGGTCTTCCTCAATGGGTACGCATGATAAGAGAGAAGCCATATATCTATGGCACTCACTACTGGCCTCACGATGGTAATTATAAACAGGCTGGCACTGGTAAGTTACTTAAAGAGATGGGTGAGGATTTGGGATTGCGCCCTATCCAGATTGTCCAGCGCACAAAAGATAAACAGGTTAGCATTGAGAAGGTGCGTCCAATTTTGGGGCGTGCATATTTCGATGCTGAGAAGTGCTTCACTGGATTGAGGCATTTAGAGAATTACCGCCGTGAGTGGGATGAGCGTCTTGGTATATTTTTAGCAAGCCCTCGACATGACTCGGCCTCCCATGGCTGTGACGCTATGATGACGTTCACTGATGGGTACGATGAAAGGCGCGTTGAAATGATTGACTTTAATTCACGCCAAGCGTATGCTGAGCACGATTATGATATTTTAGGAGGATACTAATATGGGCGGACTAATGGGTGGGGCTAAAGTTGATACCAGAGCTGCGGACAGGGCGGAAGCAGATGCAAAAGATGCCGCAAAGAAATTAGCTGACTCCGAGGCTCAATCAAAAGCAGATGAAGAGTACCGCCGCAAAAATCAGCGCGGGAAAACATCTACTATTTTAAATAGCGTAGATGACGCGGCAAGTGGTTCGCGCTCACTGTTAGGAGGGTAGTTATGGGTGGATTAAATGCTAATGGCGATGGTACTGGTAATAAGCTAAGTAGTCGTCTTATAATGAGCGCGAAGAAAATTAGCGGTTACAAAGAGCCAGTGAAAACTGAAACTCCATTAAACCCAGTTATGATTGCGCCTACAAAGAAAAAAGTTTTTAGCACGACATCTGGCTCATCTGGTCGTAGCTTATTAGGGGGCTAAATGACTAACATAGCAAAAGAGCTTATATCGACCCAGCAACGCCTTGAGTCTGATAAGGGTACTTATAACTCTCACTGTCAAGAGGTTGCTAGGTATGTCATCCCGCGCCTTGATGAGTTCTTTTCCAATAACAGGACTGCGGGTGAGAAGCGTTCTCAATGGCAGTTCGATTCTACAGCTCCATTAGCTCTTGATAGGTTCTCTGCAATTATCAGCTCTCTTGTAACCCCACGTGGTCAATACTGGCATGGGCTATCTCCTGAGAGTGATGAGCTATCTAATAACCACGAAGCTATGCTATGGTACGAGGCGGTTCGTAATAAGCTATTCAAATTAAGATATGGTTCAGGCTCGAACTTTGCCAACCAGATTAGTGAGTGTTATCAAAGCATGGGTGCGTTTGGTAATGGTGTTCTGATTGTAGAAGAGCGTGCGGCTAAGTGGGCGCGGTATAAATCAAGCCATATTAAAGAACATCACTTCATGGAAAATGAAGATGGTGTGATTGATACGAACTATAGAAAATACCAATTAACAGCCAAGCAAGCAGCAGAGAAATTTGGTGCTGGTGCTTTGTCTGGCACAATTAATAACGCTCTGGAAAAAACACCAGAGATGAAATTTGATTTCCTCCATGTGGTGATGCCTAACTATGAGCGCAAACCACAGATGATTGACAATAATGGTATGGCTTATAAGTCTTACCATGTGGACTTGTCTGGTAATTCTTTGTGCGCTAAAGAAGGTGGGTTTAGGAAATTCCCATTTATTCCGTTACGTTATATCACATCAACTAATGAAATTTACGGACGTTCTCCAGCAATGACTGCCTTGGCTGAGATTAAGATGCTTAACCAAATGCGCAAGACAGATATTAAGGCTCGTCACTTGGCTGTTGACGCACCTATCCTTGCATCTAATGAGGCATCGGTTCGTAAAGTATCATTGAAGCCAAATGCAATCAGCTATGGCACTCTTGATATGAACGGTAATCCATTGGTTCGACCATGGCAGACTGGCAATAATCTGAGTGCGTCTGACAAAGGGATTGATGAAAGCCGCCGTATTATCAATGATATTTTCCTTGTCAACTTGTTCCAAATCCTTCTCGAAACGCCAGAGATGACCGCCACTGAGGTTTTACAACGCCAGCAAGAGAAGGGTGACTTGCTCTCTCCTATTGGTGGTAGCCTTGAGTCAGAGTCGTTTAATAGGCTGATTGAGCGTGAGTTGGATATGATGGCTCACTCTGGTATGTTCGATGATGATGGTGAGCTTCCTATGCCGAAGTCTGTTCGTGATGCTGGTGGCGCTTATACAGTTGAGTTTACTTCTCCGCTTGCTCGTATGCGTATGGCTGGTGAAGCGGCTGGTGCCGAGCGTACATTACAGGCACTAATTCCTGCGGCGCAAGTTGACCCAACAGTGCTAGATGCGATTGATTTTGATGCTTATGCTCAGATTATGAAGAAAGCAAACGGCGCCCCCGAACGCATGATGAAGTCTCCAGAGGTTGTTATGGCTATTCGTGAGCAACGTAACCAACAACAACAAATGGCACAGATGGCACAGGCGGCTCCACAAGTCGCTGGGGCAGTTAAAGATATTGCACAAGCACAGGCGTTACAATGAACATAAAACAATTCCTTAAAAGCAAAGAATGGGCATGGCGATTCTTGCTTCTTGATGACCAAGGTAAAGAAGTAAACAGTCAGGCGCGAATTGCTCTTGCTGACTTGCGCTCTTTCTGCCATGGTACTAAAAGCACATTCAATTCAGACCCTTTAGAGATGGCTAGATTAACAGGCCGCAAAGAAGTTTTTGAGAGAATAATGACATACTTAAATTATGATACTAGCAAACTTTACGACCTTGAAGAGGAGTTAATTGATAATGACTGATATTCTATCTGATGCCCCAGCCGATAATGGTGGACAAGCTGACGTAGTAGTTGATAATAAAACTTGGTATGATGGGGCAGACCCAGATACAGTCGGTTATATTCAAAATAAGAAATGGGATACGGCGGAAGGCCCGAAAAAAATTGTAGAGAGCTATCGTAATCTGGAGAAATTCCATGGCGTTCCTGCTGACCAAATTATTAAACTCCCAAAATCTGGTGAGCCAATGGACGAGGTTTATAATCGCCTTGGTCGCCCAGAGTCACCTGATAAATATGCTCCTGTTGAGGGTTTAGAGTTTAACGCCGATATTATGAAGCGTTTTGATTCTAAGTTCCACGCCGCTGGATTGAATAATGAACAACGCTCAGCAATTCTTGCTGAGTACGGTGCTTTTGAAAAAGAAATCCAAGCACAAAACGCAACGGCTATCGAGCAAGAAAAGACATTGCAAATTGATGCGCTCAAAAAAGAATGGGGCGCGCATTATGATGAACGCCTTGTTTTAGCTAAGCAAGCCGCACGCGCAATGCTTCCTGATAGCGCACAACGCGATGAGATTTTTCAGGCAATGGAGTCTGCTATTGGCCCCGCTGTATTGGCTAAGATGTTTGCAAACCTTGCTGATAAATTGGGCGAAGATAAAATTCATTCGCCTTCTGATGGTGGTAATCGCCAGTTTGGTTACACTAGAGAACAAGCGTTGAATGATAAAAACACCATTATGAACGAAATCAAAGCAGACCCAGCTAGACTTGCTATGTATAATAAAGGCATGGGGAATGACATCGAGAAGATTTTGAAATTGAATAAAATATTATCAGGTGAATAATGGCAACAATAGAGTGTATTCATAAGTTGGGCGGAGTAAATAATGTCGTCAGTGTTAGCTGGTTTGATATACCAGCTAATAGCGATGGTGGTTTTATTGAGATGCCCAACCATTCTGATAAGACAGTACAATTCTTTGGTGTGTTTGGTGGGGCAACAAGTAAAATACAAGGCTCTAATGATGAGCGTGTAATGACTGATTACGCATCATCGGTTTGGTATGATTTAACTGATGTTAATGGAATGGCTGTTTCTAAAAGTTCCGCTGGAGCCTCTGTTATTATGGAGAACCCTAGATATGTTCGTTCTATTGTAACTGGTGGAGATGGAACAACCTCAATTACTATTGTTATCTGTGCTAAGAGGGGATAATGGACGCTGATTTAAAAAACCATATCAATAAAGGTTTTAAAACATTTGAGGTCTTTAGCAAGCTGAAAGATTTCGTTGATGATATTGACGCTGTTGAATCTCAAGTTTCAGAACAGAAAAAATATATATTAAACGCTCAAGCCGAGATTGATTTGCTTGTAAAAAAACAAGTTGAAGCAAAAGAAATAATAAAAAGCATAGAAGATTCTGGTGCGCTTATTATCGAAGAAGCTAAAAAAGAAGCTTTGGAAATAGTAGAAAAAGCTAAATATCAAAAAAATGAAATAGCTAAAAAAGAAAAAGCCGAGTCTGAAAAAGCTAAATATAAAATCACAGAATTACAAAAAGAAATAGATTTACTAAGTAAAGAAATCGTGCCTTTGAGACATGAGCGTGATACAATTGTCTCCGAAATTGAAACTGTTAAAGATAAGTTTAGGAAAATGATTTAATGGTAGATAACGTACAATTACCAGTGCCTAGTACAACAGGACAAGTCGTTGCCTCTGATGATGTGGCGGGAGTACAATTCCAACGAGTTAAGTTTACACTTGGCGCTGATGGCGTTAATGATGGGGATATTTCATTTGCGAATCCGATGCCGACCGATATTAACGCATATTTCAAATCAGAGGATACTGCGGCAACATCTGGCGATAAAGGCCTTCCATTATTGGCTATGCGGCAATTAGCAGATAGCACATCAACTGACGCGGACGGTGATTATACACTTTTTAAAATAGATGAAGAAGGCCGTTTAAAGGTGGCAACAAAACCTGCGTCATTTACTCTGGTTACTGGCTCAATAACAGCTAACGCGCAGACAGCGTTCTGCGATGTGTCCCGCGCTTCAAACGTTCTAATCCATATGGTTGCGACTTCACTTGTCGGGCATAACGCAACCTTTGAGGGGTCTTTAGATAGTACTAATGGAGCAGACGGAAATTGGTTTGGCATTCAAGTTATTCGTTCAAACGCCAACACAATAGAATTAACTACGGGCGTTCTCGCGGCTACTCCTGCTTATGCGTGGGAAGCGTCTGTTAATGGATTAACTTTCATTCGTGTAAGAGCAACAGCACATACAAGCGGCACCGCTTTATGGAAGTTTCAACGTGGCTCTTACGCAACTGAACCAATCCCAGCGGCGCAAGTGAGCGCGACACAACCTGTATCGGGTTCGGTAACAGCTACATTAGCTGCATCCGCTGTTCGCGCTGGTTTTATAGCGGGGGCGGCTATTTGGTATGATGACAGTGCAACTGTGCTGGCGGGCGCAGCTACATTTACAGGAACATCACGCGATTTGACTGTAACGGCAACCGCAACCGCTATGGCTAACGCGGCAACATACGTCAAAGAAATAAGGCTATCTGCCGAAAGTGACCAATCTGGAACGCTATGGCTTGAAGTATCAAGAGACAATACAAACTGGCGCAGGGTTAAGTCTGTAGCTACTGCGGCGGTAACGGGCGGTGGTCAATATGCTGAAATCGTCCATCGTCCATCATGGCGTTATGCCCGTGTAGGTTTTACAAACGGCGCAACATTACAGACACGTTTCTCAATCGGCTCGATGTTGGTGGCGGTGTAAATGCTCTTAGCTCTCTGGTCCGCTTATGAGTGGGTTTCTGAAAGTGTATCAGAAGGCGGAAGAAATTATCTTTATTTTCGCAGACGTAGAAAAAGATAGTTGACTATATTCCTATTGTAGGATATTATTCACATTGCAGGATAAGGTTATCCCCCTGCGCGAAAACGTGACGCTCACGTTAAATGCGTAGGAATTGCCCTCTAATAATTGAGACAAGCGTTCCGTTGAATTTGATTTTATTTTAACTCAAACAACGGAGGCCAAAATGGCTGATATTGAAGCACTACGGATACAGACGTATTCGACTAACCTTGAACTGTTGTTGCAACAACGCGGTTCACCATTCCGTAACTATTGCCGTAAAGCAAATGCTGCGGGTTCTAAAGCGTATCGTTTTCTGTCTCAAGTAGCGAAAGTTAACGCTTCTCGCCGTACAGGACCAGCGGAGCCTATTGATAACCAAGCTATGACGCTTGATGGTCGTTGGGTAAATATGCCATTGCCATTCAACTTCAATACAATCGTTGATGATATTGATTTGCTGCAAACTAACATTCAGCCACAAGGCGCATATGTTACTTCTGCGGTTGAAGGTCTTAATCGTCAAATCACTGACTCTTTCTTTACCGCTTTTTATGGTACAGCTAAGACTGGTGAAACTGGTAGCACATCAACTACATTTACATCTGGCAACCAAATTGCTGTGACAGTAGGTGCTGGTGCGGCAACTGGTTTAAACCTTGAGAAACTTCGTGCCGTTAAAAAACTTGCACAACAACAATTTGTTGATTTCAGCTTTGAGCGTCCAGTAATGGCACTTAACGCTAAAGCACATGATGATTTGTTGGCTCTGACGCAAGTTGTTTCAACAGACTTTAACTCTCGTCCAATTCTTTCAGAAGATGGCGTTGTTAGTTCTTTCCTCGGTATTGACTTCGTAATGAATGAACAGATTCCAGTTGACTCAAGCGGATACTACCGTTTGCCATTCTGGGTTCCTTCTGGTATCGGTGAAGCAACATGGTTTGACATCAAGACGGATATTCGTGAGCTTCCAAACTACAAAGGGAAACCAATGTTGATTGAGGCTGAATCATGTATTGAGTACACTCGTCTCGAAGAGAACAAGTGTTACGAAGTCAAAGTAACAGCTTAAGGAGAATGAATTATGGCTACAATTTTAGGCACTCATATTACTAACATGGACGCCACTCCATTCAACCGCGTACTCGCTGTTGAACATGGTGGTATCCAAAAAACAATTTCGTTGACAGAAGAGTTTCCAGTTATGTCTCTTGCTGACGTTGAGATTGTTGCAAAACTTCCTATTGATGCAGTTTTGCCATCTATCAAGTTGGCAAGCGATGATTTGGGAACTACTGGTACGTTAAATATTGGGTTCTATAAAAAGAACACTGATGGCACATACACAGCCGTTTCCGCCGCCGCAATTGCATCGGCAATCAACGTCAACACTGCTGCGGTTGCTTTAACAGAATATCGTTTCTCTGTTAAAGATATTAACACAGCAAAACAAAAAGTATGGGAACTTGCTGGTCTTTCAGCTCGCCCCGCTTATTCTGACATGTATGTTGGTGTAGCCGCTGCCGCAGCTACAACTGCCATTGGTACTGTTAGTATGTTTATTGATTTTGTTGAATAAATAAAACTATGGGGGCTAACCATGCCCCCATTTTTTCTTACAGGTGAGTCATGGCTTCTAAATCAGAGATTGCTAATAGAGCTTTGTTAAAACTAGGTCAACCTAGAATTTCTAATATTGAGACAGACCCTTCACCAAATGCTATTGCAATGAATAGCCTTTTTGATAATGTCCGCGATGAAATCCTGCAATCGTATCCTTGGAATTTTTCTATTAAGCGTGCAAATATTGCCGCAGACGCTGTAACCCCTACATGGGGTTGGGATAACGCGTTTTCTCTGCCTGTTGATTGCTTGAGAATATTAGAGATAAAAGATGTTGCGGATTATTCCGTAGAAAATAATAAAATACTATGCGATGAAAATGGCCCTATATATATTAAATATATATACCGAGTAAGTGACACAGCATTATTCCCATCGTTATTTAATGAGTTGTTTTCTATCACATTAGCTATTCAGGCTAACGAAAAGATTACAAACAATCAGGGATTGCAACAAAATTTATTAATAGAGCGAAAAGATATTTTAGAAAGAGCGTCGTCAACTGATGCTATTGAAAACCCACCTGAATTTTTTGAAGATGATGCTTGGTTAGTGTCGAGGTTATAGATGCCAATACAAACATCTTTTAATGCTGGTGAATTTAGCTCCCTAATGGGGGGTGATGTCGATTTAGATAAGCGTGCGTTTTCCGTTTCTCTGATGGAGAATATGATTGCTCTAAAGCAGGGGCCAGCCGTTACTCGCGGCCCTACAAATTTCATCAATGAAGTAAAAGATAGTGATAATAAAACAGCCATTCGTAAGTTTGAGTTTAGCGATACCGATGCAATCCAGATTGAAATTGGTGATTTGTATTTCAGGTTCTATAAAGAATACGCGCAAATATTAAATGCTGGTACGCCTGTTGAATTAGTCACGCCATACGCACAAGCTGATTTGTTTGATGCTGATGGGGTGCTATTATTAAACTTCGCGCAATCTGCTGATGTGATGTATATAACACACCCGTCATATCCGATTTATGCGCTTACAAGGGTATCGGATATATCTTGGTCATTAACTGAGATTGACTTAGATGATGGGCCATATCTTGACCTTAACGGCACATCAACCACAATAACCCCATCTGGAACTTCTGGTTCTGTAAGTCTAACCGCATCCGCTGCATTATTTGCCGCCACTGATATTGGTCGTATTGTTCGCGTGTTGCATGGCTCTACATGGGGTTGGGCGACAATTACCGCATACACGAGCACAACTGTTGTTACCGCCACCACAGGCTCAAATTTTGGTGCAACAACAGCGTCAGTTTCATGGAGGCTTGGTGTTTATTCTGAGACAACTGGCTATCCGTCCGCGATTACATTTTTCCAAGATAGGGTTGCTTTGAACGGCTCCACATCAGACCCAGATTTTTATGCGTTATCAAAAACATCTGGTTATTCCCCAACAAAGATTTCTTTCCAGCCTACCAATGCGTCTGGCGTTGTTGCTGATGACAATGCTATTACAGGCCGCGTTCCGTCAGGTCAGGTAAATAACATTAGATGGTTGGCATCTGATTCTAAAGGTTTGATTATTGGCACAAGCAAAGAAGAGCTCCTTCTTCGTGCTAACTCATTAGGCGATACAATTACCCCGACCAATAAGAACATCGTTCCATTATCTGCTACTGGTGGGAGTATCATCCCTCCAATTAAAACAATTAATGGCAACGCGTTTATCCAAGAATTTAGACGTAGGGTGTTTGATGTTGTTTATACTTATGAGGAAGATAGCCTTAAACCAAAAGACCTTACATTAGCCGCCGAGCATATAACTCGCGGACAGATTATTGATGCAAGCTACCAGAAAGAGCCAGTTAATATTATCTGGTTTGCCAAGGGTAACGGTGAGTTGGTCGGTATGACACATTATCCAGACCAGAAGGTTTATGGCTGGCATCGTCATACTATAGCTGGAACAGAACCCGCAGTTGAGAGTATTTCAACTATCCCATCCCCAGACGGTCAGCGCGACGATTTATGGATGATTGTGAAGCGCACGATTAACGGGGTGACTAAGCGGTATGTTGAGTATATGTCTCGTCATTATGAAGATGATATGGAAGTGTACGAGGGGGCGAGATGTGATAGTAGGTTCTCTTATATCGGAGCATCAACCTCCACTGTTACTGGATTGTCACACCTTGAGGGGCAAACAGTTAAGGTTATGGTTGATGGTAAGTCTCATCCTGATTTAGTTGTCAGCGGTGGAGCAATCACATTAGCGAACTCTAGGGTTGGTGAGAACATCCAGATTGGTTTAGGTTATAGATGGAGACTTGTTACAAGAGAAGTTGAAATTAAACTTAAAAATGGAGATACAGCTCAAGGTAAAATTAAGCGTGTTAGTGATGTTGTATTGCGCTTATTAAATACACTTGGGTTAGAATACGGAAAATATAATAGCACTTTGTACGAATACGACTTTAACCAAGGCCAATCTTTTGATGAAACGCCAGCTTTGTTCTCTGGTGATACTGAAACAATAGCATGGCCTGATGGGTCTGACTCCAATATGCAAATGGAATTTTCCAGTGATAGTGTTTACCCAGCCTGTATAGTCGCACTGATGTATGAAATTACGGTGCAACCATGATGGTGAAAGTTCCGTTCCTGTCAGTCCATCTTGATGATATAGCACTGCAAGCTGGTCAACATGATATGGTGGAATTTTTAGAACAAGATGGATATGCAGAGATGCTTGAGGCAGTAGAAGGCTCTTACAGTGTGTTTAAGGATGGGGTATTGATGGGGTGCGGCGGGTTGGCAAGTCAGGGTAATGGTCGAGCTTTGGCATGGACACTTATCACAGCTATGTGCGAAGGTACTGATATGATTGCCGTGACAAAGATAGTGCGAGATGCTATAGTAAATTCAAAGTATAGAAGGATTGAAGCAATCGTCCGTGGTGATTTTGAAGCTGGTCATAAATGGATGAGATTGCTTGGTTTTAAACTTGAAACGGAACATGGTATGGCTGGATGGTTTAACGATGGGGAAAAAGGTTATTTATATTCGAGGAGTCCAAAATGACGGGTATTGAAACAGCTTTAATAGCTGCTGGTATGTCCGCCAGCACAGCAGCTACGGTTACATCAATTAGCACTCTTGCCTCCGTTGCCTCTCTCGGCTCTACATTCATTGGTATGCAGGGGCAGAAACAGCAACAAAAAGCAGAAGCAGTTAGCAATAGAACAAACGCCGCTATTGAAGCTACTAACTCTGCAAATCAAGAGATTGCAACACGCCGTGACCAGTATTTAAGAACTGGTGCAAATGTCGCCGCCGCTGGTGCTGGCGGTGGACAGACTGGTTCTGCCCTTGATATTCTTGCAGATAACGCCGCGCAGGATGAATTAAATATCATTGGAATTAGAAAAAATGCCGCAATCACACAAGATGTCTATAAATCAAAAGCATCATCTGCTAAGCAAGCTGGCAAAATGAATACCTACGCTGGCATTTTATCTGGTGGTGTTGACGCTTACAAATTATATAAGGGTATGTAATGCCAAAGATTGAAACATACGCATCGTCCAATAATCAAATTAATGTCAAAACTCAGGCATCGGATTTTGCTGATACTCGCGGCCTGCAAAATATGCAGAACGCATTGGGCGGGTTATCTGAATTATCATCAAGAATAAATGATGAGAAAGAACGCTCGCTTGCTACAAAGGTAGCTAGTGATGCGCGTATTGAATGGGAAAAACGTCTTAACGATAGTGTAAATGACCCAGACTTTAATAATAAATATGGTCAGGATGGTGGCAAATACCATGACTCTGTATTGGCTGATTTCACCAAATACCAAGGCGATGTGGTTTCTAGTAATGGTGGCAATAAATATCTTGATAGCATGATGACATCTTTGCGTGAAGATGTGGCAATGAAGTCTATTAATTACCAATCTAAATTTGCTGGGAATTATATTAAATCAAATTATGAAACATCATTAGATAATATTGCAAAAATAGCAAAGTATGACCCACAAGCGGCAGATAAAGAGTTGGAGAATTTTAAAGTATCTGTTGCTGGTAGCTCATTAATAGATGGGATGCAGAAAAATGATATTGTTAAAACAGCGCAATCAAAAGTAGGAATAGCTGCGGCAACTGGATTTATTGATAGAAACCCAATGGAGCTTTCTAAGATTGTCCACAGCCAAGGAAACGGATTTATAAATAAAGTATCTATGGCAGAAAGTTCTGGTGACGCTTTAGCAAAAAACCCAAATTCAAGCGCAACTGGCGCTGGACAATTTATACAATCAACATGGCTGTCATTATATAAAGAAAAATATGGCGCATCTGGAATGAATGATGCTCAGATACTTGAGTTAAGAAAAGACCCTATAAAATCAAAAGAGATGATTGCTTTTTACGCACAAAAAAATACCGCTGTATTAGAAAAAAATGGCGTTAAAGTCACCGATTCATCTTTGTACCTATCTCATTTCTTGGATGCTGCTGTGGCGGCTAAAGTATTAAAAGCGCCAAGAGACACACCGATTAAAGACCTTGTTTCTGCTGATGCGATAGCGTCAAATAAAACTGTGTTACTTAACAGAACAGCAGGTGATGTTATTGATTGGGCTGATAAAAAAATGAAAGTAGTTACGCCAGCAGAAGTTGACGCATCACTTATTTCATCTTTATTTCCTAGCTTTGATAAACTTACTTCTGACGAACAAGATAATATGGTGAATTACGCTAATAATAAGACACGCCAATACGCGTCATTAGCGCGTCAAGAATTAAAAACAACCATGACAGATATTAACAATACTGTATCAAATGGCATTATGGTCAAAAATGATATTTTAGATGGTGTGGCAGATAAAGCATTATCGTATGGGCTTGATGAAGAGTATCAAACTATTGTTGACTTAAAGAAAAATCAATCTGAATTAAGACAGTTCGTAAATGATACTTCATTGGCGGGGCAAACAACACGCCTTGAATCTCTTAAAACTGAAATGCAAAATGGTGATATTAGTAAATCTGGTTTGTATGAGATATTATCTAAAACCTATGAAAATAAACTGGAATCTATTAAGAAAGACCCTTGGGGATATTACTCTGCTACTGGAATAATCACCACGCCGACACCAGTTACGGATGTTCAATCATTTAAAAATAATGTTAGTGATAGGCTGTCATCAATTAATCTTATTTCCGCGAGAGATGGCGTTGTTATGCCGTTACTTAGCGCATCTGAAACTTTAGCTTTAAAAGATAATATATCAAGTGGAAACGCTAAACAAGTTGCACAACAATTGACTAATCTATCCCAAGTTATACCAGATGATTACAAGCCAACATTTGCATCACAACTATCTAAGACAGACCCAGTATTAGCATCAGCAATGGTATCTGAGCCACAAGTTGCTATTGGTATTTTAAATGGTGATAAGATTAAAGATGCCAAGGTTCAGCCGTCACTTATATCAACTGAGGTTAGTAATAAATTGCAAGCTGCCGTTCAATCCGTTGAAAGTTTAAATAGTATTCAAGCATCAGTTTTTGCTTATTACAAACATTTGTCTTTAACTGATGGTGCTTTGGGAGATTCTACTGTTGACCAGAATAGACTTAATCGTGCCATTAAAGATGTTGTTGGAGATGTTCAAGGTTTATCTGTCGGCGGCAACTCATCACAAGTTATTATCCCTAATGGCATGACGGCCTATAATGTTGAGGACGCTTTTAATAATTTAGATGATAATGTTTTATCTATGGCTGGTTATTCTGCGCCGTTTGCTGGAGTTAATGCAATAGACCCGCAAGATTTAATTGAGAACGCGACTATAGTATCTACAGGAAAAGGTCAATACGGGTTTGTATTATCTGGGATTGGTGTGGTTCAAGATAAAGATGGAAAGCCATACTCGGTGGATATAAAAAAAATATCAGAAGCTATAGATAAATTGGGCATAAGAAAAGAAAGAAGAATAAATCAAAAAGAAGGAATTTATTACTAATGGCAATAGACTCTTTACTTACTCCAGAAAACCAACTTGGTAATCTGCCATTAGCAGACCGCGCACCTACATCTAAATCTGACATATGGAATTTATCATTAGTAGCTGGCGCATTGAGTTCTGGTACTGGATATGGGGCTTATAGACTTTCTAATATAAGAAGCGATAGAGACGCTGAATTTAAAAAGATAACTGGCAAGTCTGTTAAAGAAGCCGTACCGCATGACTGGTCGTATAAGCCATCTTATTTTCTAAACCCAGAAAAGATGCACGATGATTTTCAAATGTCAGTTGATAATTATATAACTGAACAAAGAAAAACAAATCCTGATTTCAGTAGAATTAAAACAGACCAAGAATTACGTAGTGATATAAAAAGCGACAGGGATTTTGCTAGTCAAGAAATAGAGCGTAACGTAGATGGTGAAGGCTTAACTGGCTCTGCTTTATCAATGGCTGGATATATGGGGGGGGCTGTAGCTGGCGACCCTATAAATTTAGCCAGTATGTTTGTTGGTGCTGGTGCTGGCTCTACTGTGCTAAGAACAGTATTGACTGAAACTGCTATTAATGCTGGCGTGGAAATTGCTCAAATCCCAAGTCGTATAAAATGGGAACGAAGCATGGGCAACAAGTATGGTATAGGTAATGCCTTAACTGACGTTGCTCTTGCGGGTCTTGGTGCTGGTGCTATAACTGGATTAACTAAAGGAATTGGGCGCTCGTTTAAATATTTTGATAAAGAAAAGTTACCAAGTACAGACGCTGCATCAGCATCTGTGCTAGATGCCATATCAAGAAATAAATCATTGGGCAGCGAGGTAAGAGATAGTGCATTATATAACTCACGAGCCGCACACTTTGATGAGAATATTCCAGTTCGTGAGCCGACTATTAAAGACTACACAGACCATGCAAATAACTTCATGGAGACAGTTCGCGCCGTTAAAGAACACCGCCAACCAAATCTAGTAGATAGGTCTGGGGAAAAAGCTGTTACTGTTTCTAGGGAAAGTTTTGGCAACCAGTTAGAAGGTCAAGGATTATCTGGAGATAACTTTAAGCGTTTAGAAAATAGGGTAGAAAATAATTCGCTAGTCACAAAACAAAATGAATTTAGAACTAGAAAAGAGGCTGATGATTTTGTCAGGGCGCAACAAAATAGGACTGATTATTATGTGCAGAATGACAATGGCAAATTATCTGTGTATGAAAGAGCTGATGGTGAATTTGTAAAATCAGACAATGGAAATAAATTGGTCTATGACACAAAACGTAAAGCTAATGATGTCGCTAAAAAGTTGTCTGAATCAACTAGCGCAAAACACTCATTAATTGAAAATGGTGGGCTGTTCTATATTATTAAAGGCGACAAAAAACTAGCTGATAAAATATCGAATAGCGATTTTGTGGCAGAAGTAAAAGTTGATAAGCCTATTATACAGGAAGTTAAAACACCAAATGCTCCACCAACAAATCTTCTTTACTACACAAAACCTAATAACTCTGGACGCTCTATAGACAACGAATTTATTGAAGCAAATATAAACGCCACAAACAAGCTTGATGAAAGAATAAAACAAGGCGATTCCAAAGATTTATCTCCAGCTATGGAGGCTGATTTTAATAGGCTAATTAAAGATTTCCCAGATGAAAAAATATTAATTGATGGCGTTGAAATGAAAATGGCTGATTTAAAAGAAATTATACTAGAAGATGAAACAATACTTGATGCAGTGAGGGTCTGCGCTATAGGATGAGCTTTGTAAATTGCATAAAAAATAATACGTTCTTAACTCCGAAACAAAAGAAATCACTTGCTGACGAGTATGATGTTTATTATAAAAAATACACAGCAAGCACAGGTAATGCTAATGCAAGTTCTTTAGCGGCTCAAGAATTTATGCTTCATAAAGTTAAAGTTTTATCCCAGAAAAAAAAGAACTCTATTGGTGACGTTATTGCATGGGTAGAATTAAACAAAGCCTTTGATTTAAACTCAGCTAAATATAACAAACTTAGAGATGATGCCACCTTTACTAAATACCTTTGGGGGAAAAGCGGCAAATCAACTGCGGCTAGACAGATACTTGAAGACACCTATACAAGCACTATTACTATAGAAAGAAACGCGCAAAATTCTATTTGGGAACAACTTAGTAAATTTAAAACAAAATTTGCTGGTATTACTAGAGATACAGTTGGTTTTAAAAATGTTGTTCGCGAAATGTTGGGTGATGATACAGGTGATGATTTTAGCAAAATGAGTGGCAAGGCTATTCGTGATGTGTTTGATAAATTGCATAAAATGTATGAACAAGCTGGTGGTATAGTCGGGAAGCTAGATAACTATTTTCCTCAACGCCACAATGCTAATTTAATTAAGAGGGCAGGTTTTGATGTTTGGAAAAAAGAGATACTTGATTCTATAGACATTAATAAAATGATTAATGACGAAACATCTATGCCATTTTCCCCGCAGGAATTAGACGCGATGCTTCCTAAAATTTATGACAACATTATTACTAATGGCTTGAATGATGTGGCTTTAAGAGCTGATGAGGGAAAGCAAACTTTTGGTCGTGGTGGCGGTACTGCTATGCGTCACTCGGCATCAAGATTTTTTCACTTTAAAGATGCTAATGCTTTCTTAAATTATAATAAGAAATTTGGTGTCGGTGATGAAGGTTTGTTTGATGCCATGATGCACCATATACATACTATGTCCAGAGATATTGGTATTATGCAACAGTTAGGCCCTAAACCAGAAGCTCAAATTGCAAGGTTAAATTTAAAACTGCAAAGCGAGGGCGTTCAAAACATAAAAACTTTTAATGGTATGTATGATGTTTTATCAGGCAGAAACTCTTATGATGGCACAACAGGTATATTTTATAATACAACTATGGGTGTGCAAAATATATTACGCTCAGCATTACTTGGTGGCGCTCCAGTGGCGGCTATAGGTGATTCCTTCTTTGCTGCCATGGCTTCAAAGATGAATGGGATACCTGTAGGAAAGACACTCAAATCTTACGTTGGTATGCTTAATCCATTAGACGCTGGAGATAGAAGGATAGCAGCTAGAAACGGGTTTGCTGCGACATCAGTTAATGGGCAATCAATAACAGGAGCCAGATTCACTGAGGACGCTGATGGTCATGGTGTAACTGGATGGATGGCGGCATTTACGAATAGGGCATCTGGACTAGGGTCTATGACTGACGCTGTTAAAAACGCACCAGTAATTTCTGCCATGGGGTTCTTGGCTGAATTAAAACATACTAAAACAAATTTTATAGATTTGCCCCCAGCTATGCTTGAAGCGTTTGATAGATGGGGAATTGATAAATCTGATTTTGATAATTTTATGAAAGCTGATTTTCACAGAGATGTTGACTCCCCAGCCGATTTTATTAGACCAGAAGAGATAGCAAAAGTATCAGTAGAGTCTGCGGCTAAGCTGGATTTATGGCTCACTGATATGGCTATGTTAGCAAGTAATGAGCCAAGACTTATAACAAGAGCTATAACAACTGGTGCTGTAGCTGGAGAAGCTAAAAGCGGTACATTGTTAAGGGGTACGGCTACATCTATTATGATGTTTAAATCATTTGGAATATCCATGACAGTAAACCATTTAATTCCTGCAATGAGAAGAATGGAAACCGCAAAGGGGTTTGATAGGTTTTCTAGGCTTGGGGCTTTAACTGTAGGAACAACAGTTCTTGGCGCGGCAGCATTACAACTCAGAAGTGTTATGTACGGCAAAACTCCACAAGATATGAGTAATGGTAAGTTTTGGCAATCAGCGATGCTACAGGGTGGTGGCGCTGGTATATTTGGAGATTTTCTTTTCTCAGACCAATCAAGATTTGGTAACAGTATAATTGAAACTGCGGCTGGCCCTGTAGTAGGCACTGCGGCAGATTTATTTAAAGTATTTAAAGGAAATTTTGATAAGGCTTTAGATGAGGGAACAGAAACTAAATTCTTTGCTGACCTATTCCAATTTGGTAAAACTAAAGTGCCAATGGTTAAACTTTGGTACACAAGATTATTACTTGAAAGAACTGTTCAGGATTCATTAGAAAGAGCAATAGACCCTAATTTCGATACCCGCATGAGACGCATTGAAAGCAAAATGGAGTCTGAAAAGGGGCAGGAATTTTGGTGGGGGCCTAACAATTAACTAGAAATATAATCCTAATTTTGGTACATTAAAACATCGGAGAAACCCATGACACTATCTACAACAGCAAATATTATGCAATATTCGGGGAATGGTGTAACAACTGCATTTTCATTCCCATATCTATTCTATGCTGATGCCGATTTAAAGGTATATATTGATAGCGATTTACAAGCGTCTGGGTACACTGTTAGCGGTGCTGGTGGTGCTGGTGGCGGTAGTGTCACGTTCTCTACTGCTCCATTAACAGGTACAACAGTAACAATCCAGCGTTTAGTGGATGTTACACAAGAAACAGACTTTGAAAATTTTGACGGCAATCCTGCTGATGTTACTGAAAAGCAGTTTGATTTATGCGTTATGATGTCGCAACAAAACGCTGATTCTACCTTCCGTTCATTAAAATACCCAGCAACTATATCAGGAATTACTGATGCTTCATTACCGACACCAATAGACGGAACGGCTTTAGTGTTTGATGGTACTACTGGGGCAATTACAACATCCACTACTTACATCGCTGACGCGGTATCCGATGCTACAGCGGCGGTTACTGGCACGGCACTCATTACAGCTACAAGCACAACATCATTAGCTACCACTGGCTCTGGCAATAAAACATGGGTTATTCAATCTGGTCGTGGCTTTGCTTTAGGCCAAAGGCTTCGCGTTGCATCTGATGATGGTACAAAAATTAATGAGGGGGTTGTAACTTCATATTCTGATACGTCTTTAATTATAAATGTTGATTATGTGTCTGGCTCTGGAACTCATGCTGATTGGAATATATCTGTGGCTGGGGATAGAGGCGCATCTGGTGGTGGTACTGGCGATATGCTAGCTGCACAAAACTTGAATGATGTCGCCAGTAAGCCAACAGCCTTTAATACGATTAAACAAGCTGCAACTGACGCTAATAGTGGCGTTGTTGAATTGGCAACTGATGCGGAAACTATAACTGGCACAGACACAGTGCGTGCCGTAACCCCCGCTGGATTGAAGGCGGCATTAAACCTACCATTCCTTCACCTACAAGACCAGAAAATAAGCGGGACTGAAGGTGGCGGATTTACGTCAGGCGCATGGCGTACGAGGGTCTTAAATACAGAAGTCACAGACACAATTGGGTCAACGCTTTCATCTAATCAGTTCACACTTCCTGCTGGGACATATTATTTTGAGGCATCAGCACCAGCATTTTCTGTTGGAAGACATTTATCACGCTTGCAAAATATTACAGACACAACCACAACATTACTTGGCACGTCCGAAGTCACAGCGTCCTCTACTTCTGTTGTTACGCGCAGTTTCGTAAATGGTCAATTTACCATTGCTGACACAAAAACATTTGAATTGCAACACCGATGTCAGGCCACAAATGGTACTAATGGTTTTGGTGGAGCTACTGGATTTGATACAGAAGTTTACGCAGAAGTCCGTGTATGGAAGGTCGTGTAATGACATCCGAAACCTACATTCCAGACCCCCAAAGATTTACAAATAATGATAATCAAGTCATTGCTTTGGAGTCTATAATTATTGTCATTCTCATGGTTTACGTGTTATTTTTGCAGCGGTCATGGTTTTCAGAGCGCAAAGAAACAAACAAGACGTTATTGGAAGTATCGGAAGCAGTTAATATATTAACAGGGGTTATCAATGCTAAGAAATGACTTAATGCACAGCCATTTTAAAGTTAGGTCTGCTTGCAAGAAATTAATTAAGGCAGTTAATGATAATCCATCTGCTTTTGATGGTTTGGAATATAGGCCACAGATTACAATGCCTAATAAATCAAAATCATTTCGCGACATGGGGTTAGCTGGAATGGCGATTATTTTATTTTCTAAGCTGTTGGGGTGGCATTGATGGACAGATTTAAACTTGTGAAGGCATTGAAACAAGACGAGGGGTTTATGCCCCATGCTTATAAAGACAGTCTTGGTTATACGACTATCGGATATGGTCGTTTAATTGATAAGCAATTAGGCGGCGGCATTACAGAAGATGAAGCCGATTTCTTACTTGAGAACGATATTATGCGAGTTGAAGATGCTCTTGATAAAGAGTTTCCTTGGTGGAGAAAATGCCCTGAAAACGTACAAAGGGCAATGGCTAATATGTGCTTTAATTTAGGCATAAAAAAATTCAAAGGATTTAAAAACACGCTGGCACTTTTAAAGGCTGGCAACTATCAAGCGGCGGCTGACAATGCCATGCAAAGCCTATGGGCAAAGCAAGTTGGCGATAGAGCAAAGCGCGTAACAGATTTAATGAGACAAGTTAAAATAGGAGAATAAAATGTTAAGAGCAGTAGCAACACCAAGTTATAACGCGATAATTGGTTCGCCAAAGAGTTATAAAGCAAATCCAAAAATCGCCATTCTTGGTGATAGCATGACTAATTATAACAATGATTGCGCTGGAACTGTGTACTTAATTAATGAAGCTCAAGGTTACATGACATGGCTTAATGCTTTGTCTGGGCAGCGTTTTAATTTTCCTGTTGCGGGTGCTAACGATATTTTTACAGCCGCAAACTTTGGCGTTTCAGGCGAAAGGCTAGATGAAATTAAGGCGCGTCTAAATCCTGTTATTGCGTACAACCCTGATGCTATTATTTTTATGGGAGGTACAAATGACCTTGTAAATACAACAAGAACATGGGCGCAAATGACTGCCGATGCCCAAACGATTATTGAGACCTTTACTAATCGTGGTGTTTATTTTATCGCCATGCCGATTTTGCCGCGTTCTACTTGGTCTTCTTTGACTGCTGGTGAAATTATTACTCGCCGCAAAGTTCAATATAATTTTAACACATGGCTGCGCCGTTATGCTTTAACTAATCCATTATGCGTAATTGCCGACCCTACTCTTGATTGGATTGACCCAGCTAGCGCGACAGGAGACCCAAAGGCTGGTATAACTCAAGATAATTTACATCAATCCCCAACTGGTGCTTATTACATGGCAAAAGCGATAAAGCGCGTTACGGATGTTATATTTCCGCCTATTTGCCAAACCCGTGTAAGTTCTGTTCTGGACGCTTATGACGCTACAGATAATCCTCGTGGCAATCACACAATTAACGGCCTTATGTCTGGCACTGCTGGAACGAATGGAACAGGCTCAAGCGGTACTGTTGCGGATAACTGGACTGTTTCAAGAAGTTCTGGTTCAACTATCACGGCAGTTTGCTCTAAAACGACATTAACAATTCCTGATGTCTTAACGCCAATCACAGCTCAACGTATTGTAGTTTCAAGTGGTGGTGCTGGGGCAACAAACGAAGCAATCCGTATGTATCCAAGCGCAACTATATCAACGGGGATTACAACGGGTGATATTTGCTATGCAGAGGCTATAGTTCGCGTCTCTGGTATAACTGGTATCGTGCAGGGCGTTGTTTTACAAATGGAACATTATGATGGAACAACACCATATTACGCGCGTGATATGGATAGGAAAACATCCCCCCATGCTTTACCAACAGGAATCGATGAAGTTCTTACATTAAAAACACCTGTTTTCCCTGCCCCTGCTTCTTTTGCGTATGTTCGTTGTGGAGTGTTAATTTATGTTGACGGTAACGTGTCTGGCGGGGTGACGGCTGATATTGCACAAATAACATTGCGTAAGGTTGTATAAAACACAAACCCCCTACCATTCCTGATAGGGGGATGTGGAACGCATACTGTGGTAATAACGTAATTGCAAAATACCCCATAATCTGGCATAATGTCAATAACAAAAGGATTTAATCATGGAATGGCTACAAGATCACTATCAAGATATTTTCGCTTATGTTGGTATTTTTGTAACTGCCGCAACTGGTATCGTTGCTCTGACACCAACTACTAAAGACGATGAAATTCTTGGTAAAATCGTCAAGTTCATTGAATTGTTTTCAGTCGTAAACAAGAAATAAAATGACCCTGATAGCG